TTCTCCAACCACTTGGGTTAGGTAGATTGTCAATTAGAGATTCTGTAATATTTTCAGCTCTAACAATTTTAGCATCTTGTTGTTGATATTTTTCTTCTAAACCTAAAATAGTTTTAGGTATTTCTTTTGACTGGTCATCAGTCGAGTTTGATAACGTTTCCTTGCTCATCTTTTAGCTCCTTTTTATTTAGCAGGTTAGAGATCTCCTGTAAGATAAATTCGTATGTACGAATTTGTCCTAATACATATTGGTATTTTTCCATATTGTCAACACCACCTGTTGTTATGATGAGAGTTAAATCTTTTAACTTATCTTTCATAAAACGTTGAAGTTTTGAAGCTACATCTATTGTTTCCATATTTACCTTTCTTTAATTGTTTATATTAACAGTTCCACTTTCTAAGTGATTTATTTATTCTTGAATCAGGGTCTCTAGCTGTTTTAGCAGATGTTAATTTAGCTTTCATCCCTTTCATTCTGCTACAGAATGATTTACGTCTATTAGCAGATTTAGAACCTGGTTTCAACTTACTAGGTTTAGTTGTAACAGCTAATGATAATTTAGAACCAGGATGTTCACGTCTGTAAGATGCAATACCTTTTTTATTTAAACCACCTTCTGGGTTTTTACCTTCTTTACGTTGCCAAGCCGGTGTACCACCTTCAGCTGCTTTAAAGCCACGTTCCATATTTTTATATGCTTCTGGGGATATAGTTGATTTAGATTTAGGTCTACTAATACCTAATTTTTTTCTTTTATTAATATTATACCAAAGACCTTTTTTAACAGGACCACCTTTTTTAAATGTATCTGTATTAGATTCTTCTTTAAAATCTTGAGGGTTATCTTCGGCGTATCTAACTTTGCCACGACCTCTTAAAGCTAGGTCTGCCATATTAATAAACCTTTGTAATTTTTCTTCTGTCTTGCATTACTTTACCACAGCCTCTTGCAATAAATTTATTTTTAGCTGAACCACCTTCTTTATATTTAGATATAGCCTTACCACCTTTTTTATAATTAATTTTTGGTTTAGCAAAACCACCTTTTTTAAAACCTAAATATTTTTTAAGAGTATCTGGATCCATTCCGTGCATTGTATCACTATCATCAAAATCCTCAGGTACATGATGATCGTTATCATACTCTTTTTCAGGTTTACTACCTTTATTTAAATGTGTTCTTCCACCTTTTTTATAACCTACTGGCATAGTTTTACCTGCTTGAAATGGTTGTTGTTGTCCACCCATTATATTATTAGTTATATAATTGCTTGTCAAATCAGATAATGTAACACCACCTGCTTCGAAGCCTTTTCTTTTTAGCTTCTTTTTCATTTTAAATTAACTTTTAAAACTTTTTAAAGTCTTAGCTAATCTTGCACGTTGTCCTAATTTACCAGACTTATGAGAAGCTGCTTCTAATTTTTTAGCTGGGATTTTTTGACCTTCTTTAACATGTAAAGCTTTTCTTAAAGAACCAGGATGTTTAATAGCACCTTGAATCCATTTAGAACCTTGAATCCATTTAGAACCTTCAGCGTATTTAACTCTACCACCTTTTTTAAAACCCATTCCAGAAGCTGCTGGTGTACTTGGTGCTGCTCCCATTTCTGGTGCGCTTGCCATAGATGACATATTAGAATCAGCTGCTGGTGTAGATGAAGGCATTGAAGGTCCACCTGCCATAGAAGTTAAATCAGGGTGTACTGGTGAAGTCATAGGAGAGTTTAAACTACCTGCTGACTCATTAAAAGCATCTTTAGCTGGATGATGAGATACAGAATCTCCCATTAATTTTTCTTTACCGTGTCCTCTTTTATGTATTCCAAGTTTAGCCATTATTTTTTCTTTTTAACTTTTCCACCTTTTTTATATCCGCCTTCTTCTTTAGCATAAGTTTCTTCAGCTTCATAAGGTTTGTTTCCAGATTTTCCAGATTCAAATGCAGTAGATTTTTTACCTTTTGCCATTTCACTTTTATTATCTTCAACTTCTCCACCACTTTCATACATATGATGTTCATGGACATGATGATGCATATGATGCATCACTTCACCACCTTTTTTTAATTTAGATAAATTAGTGTGTTCTCCTTGATGCTCTTGTTCGTCATGCATCTTAATTGCTTTTTTAATTAATGCTTTATCTTGTGCAACGTCTCCACCATCTTTTAGTGCAACGCCCATTCCTCGTTTTGCAATTCCACCACCTCTTAATGCAACTCCTAAACCTCGTTTAGCAATTCCGCCGCCTCTTAAATGATTTCTTATTTTAAAATCGTTTCTCATTTTTGCTCCTTGTTGTTATCATTATAGCTTGTTGTTGATCTATTTGCAATAGTCCTTGCAATAGATTCTCCAGACCTACCTACAACGTAGCCACCTAAGCCAATTTGTAATAAAGTCCATACATCACCAGGTAATTCAAAGCTTATTATAGTACCTGTAAAGACCTTAATAACTGGTCCTAATATATAATTCCATACTAAAATGAATATTAATACATACATCAATAAAGGTCTCCAGCTAGATGTAAAAGGACCTGCTTTAGCTTCTGCTTCTACAATAGAAGCTGCAGCTTTAAATTCTTCAGCATGAGATTGTAACATCTGCTGTTGAATTTCAAATTTTAATTTAGTTTGTAAATCTTTATCAGGAACGCATTTCTCAATAGTTGAGAATAATATATTTGCTATTGGGGCTAAGGCGCCAAACATGGTTTAGAACCACTTTGCTGTTTTTCTTTTCTCCGGCAGCATTCGTCTTTGTCCACGAACTTTAACTTCAGCAGTTTCTTGTGGTCCTGTCATTTCAACATCGATACCACCTTTTAAATATCCATCTTCATTTGTAAATTCAGAAAAGTTATCTACACAATAAGCATTAGGATCTTTTAAAGAATTTTCTGTTGAATAAGTTTTTTCACCTTCAACACCATATCCTTTTGTTCTTTTACCTTCAGCTACTGCAACACCAATATGTTTAGCTGGATCTTCTAAAAATTTTCTTGCCATTCCAATTGCTTCTGGCATTTTTTTATTTTTATGTTTTTGTGCTACTGCTCTTATTTTTTCATTTCCTTTTGGATTAGACATATTTTATCCTTATTTTTTTCTTTTGCTTTCAGAGATTGCTATAGCAATTGCTTGTTTAGGATTTTTTACAATCTTTTTAGATTTACCTGAATGCAATTTACCAGCTTTAAACTCTTTCATTACTGTTTTAATTTTAGCTTGTTTTTTATTCATAGTTTTTTATACCTTGTTTATTGTTTTTTTTCAACCTTAGGATTTAATACTTTTCCTAATATAGTCTTTTCAATAGAAGTATCTGCTCTCATATTAGCTAAATGGGCATTTTGCTGTAATTTATGGTGTTGGTTCTCTCTATTAAACATAATTTTCATTTTGTTTAAATCATGGGCTTGGTCGCCTTCTTTAGACTTCCTTTCATTTTCTTGAGCCATTAAATCAAGTTCCCTAGATTTTAAAGCAGCTATAGGATCATTAGTTGGAGCAGTTAATTGTTGTTCTTCTTTTAAAAATTCATCCATAGCTTCAGCTATTAATTCTGCTTTTCTAGCTTCAATATGATCATTTAAATTTTTAGCTTGTGCTTGTAACTGTTGCAACATTTGTGGATTAGGTTGAGCTCCTTGCTGCATAGTTTGAATTTGTTGTTGCATTTGTTGTAGCTGTTGTAATTCGTTTCTAAATTCTAACTCAGCGTGTTCTTGTGACATAATAGAAATATGTTCAAAAATATTTTTTTGTAATGCACCTGTTAATGCTGGAGCATTTTTAGCTATATTAGTTCCCATAAAATTTAAGTGAGAAGTAATATGTGCTCTGTGATCTTGTCCTTGAAATGCTTGGAACGGCTGTCCTGCTAAAGCCGCAATATGTTCTAAAGCAGGATCCTTTGGTTGTGGGGGTTGTGGCTGAATTAATATTTTATCAATATCTTTTACACCTAATGCTTCATACATATTTCTGTATACTTGATATTGGTTGTGCATCGCTGGATTAGATGTAGCAAGTTGCATTTCAGTTTGTGCTAAAGATATTCTTTGAGTCTGTGAAAATATATTTGGATCAGCAACTGGAATGATTGCAACATTATCATTAAAGTCAGCTTGTTTAATTTGTCTTGCCCCACCCACAACATCGTAAGGATATATAGGTGGTAAATATAATCTAAATAATCTAGCTAGTTCATTAAACTCTTGTTTCAAAGCTGCATATATTCTTTTATGAATAGAAGACATAACTCTTGATCCTCTTTCTAATAATGCAACAGTTGTTCCAACAGCTGCTTGTTGATTTGAATCTCCAACTTGCATATCAGCAATAGATGCAAAACGTTGTCCTGCAGTTACTACTGCTCCCATTAAATTAAATAAAGTTTGAGAAGGTTCTTTAAATGGTAACATCATAAATGAATCTTTAATATTTCCATTAGGTGCATCTACATCTCTAAACTCACCTGGTTGAATTGGTTGTGCATCATCTCTAACTCTAATTCCTCTTTGTTTAAATCCAGCTGGTAAGTTAGCTAAAGTTCCAGCATCAAGTAATTGTCTTAAAGCAGATGTAGCTGTACGTGACAATCCACCAATCATATGAATTAATCCAAATCCATAAAAACCTAAACCAGGTAAAAATTTAAAATGAACAAAGTATGGTATCTTTGCTTTTTTAGAATCGTTCTGTTCCCAGTTACGTCTAATAGATAATACTTCTCTTGAATCTTCTTCAATGGTTACAATGTAAGGAAGTTTAATTCCTGTGGGCTCACCAGTCTTAGGATTCATATCTTCAAATCCTTCGATATCTAAATACGTATGAAATTCTAAAAGTGTAAATAAATTTTGACCAGTTGTTTTTCTAATACCTTCAATTTCATTTTGTTTCTTTTGTAAATCAGTTTCTAATCCTTCTGGAGCTGATAAATCTATATCTCTATAAAACCCTGCTACTTGCTGCTTGCGCAAATCATTCTCAGTCATTTTAATAATGTGAACAACTGCTTCAGCGTCTTCTAATGAAGTTGCAGAATAAGGAACTACAAGTTCTTCTGCAGGAACAAATTTAGAAACAGGTCTTCCTAATAATTCATCATAATAAACTTTTTTAAATGTAGATCCTGATAATGGTAAATAAAATAACATTTGATCAAACTCTGGTTCATATTCTTTCATAACATCCATAATTTGATAATTCATAAAATCTTTAACTCGAATAGCCTCTTGTTCTCTTTGTGTAGTTATTGCTCCTAATATCTGAGTTCTTACAGGACCATCTGCTGGTAATAATTCTTTATACGCTTGTGCTTGAAACTGAGTTACTGCTTCTGCTAATACTGGGTGAGTTGCACCTGATGCACCTTTAAATGGTTCAGTTCTTTTTTCATATTTAAATCCTAATAAATCTAATCCATCGGTATAAGCCTTTTCCCAATCTTGTCGTGATGTTTTATATTGTTCAAAGTCATCACATAATTCAGATCCAATAGGGTCTAATATTTTATCTTCTAATAATTCAGCTATATTATCAAAATGACTTTTAGTTTGTGGTTGTTGATTCTTATCTTGATCATCATTAAAATTTATATCAGCACTACCATCTTCATTTTGTGTAACATCTACAGGACCTTTTTCTTCAATAGGTTGAACATTGTTTGCAGCAGCTTGACCTGCTGTTGGAATGGTAAAATCCCCTGCAGTATTGGGTAATGATTTATCTATAGTAGCCATTATTGTTTTTTCTCCGGATTTACTACCTTAACCTTTTTATCTGGGATATTCAAGCCTTGTGGACATGGACCACGTAATGGAGGTATAGTTGTTGTAAGCTTTCTAGGCTTTATCATTTTAGTTGCCATTAAATTGTATCTAGTCGCCTGCTGCTTAAATCTAAGTTAATATTAGGTTTTGTATTTTGTCCTCTAACAATATTTCTCTCTAATCGTATTCTATCTACACTTCGATTAGTAAGTTTACTTTCAATAGGTGCAGTATCGGATATAGCAACACGTGGCATTAAAGCAGTGTGTTTAATTTTAATCGGTGAATTTAATTCTGGTTGATCTAAATTATGATGCGCTCGTCTTTCAATAAATTGAAAGTCCGCAGGGGTTGACATAACAATTCCTAACTTTGGATCCACATGAGTTTTAGGTGGAATATATTCCATACTGTACGTACCTGAGTTTGTTTTAGGATCTGGGTAAGCAGCATATGGTCCTTGAACATCAACTCGTATCATACCACTTTGATCAATATACATAAATATATGTTCATTACCTAAATTTAATTGTTTAACAATTTGACCTGGTGAAGCTTTAACTTGTTTAGTTACATCGATACCATCTTTTTCAATTCTATTTACTAAAGCAGGAAACCAATGAAACATATGAGGGGCTGGTGCTAAATGTATTTCATCACTAATAATCTTTGTAGGTAATTTTATTTTAGTAATATTTCCAAGCACATGTTGTATAGGTGCAATAGTTGTTTTAAAATTAGAACCTAATTCAGAAACATATTTCTTAGGAGCAATTTTATCCATAACAGGATCTTTCTTTTTCATATGACCATAATGAACAGGTTTATTTACATCATAACCTATTTCAGGTTCTACAATCTTTTCACGAGGAGAAGTTTTACCATAAGGTTGAGTTTCAACTTCTGTAGAATTTAATCTACTCTTCATAGGAGTGATAGGTTGATTAGGTAGCGGGGGTCTAGCGACACGTGTAAAGAAACGAGGCTTAGCTAATTTATCAATAGAAATATTTTTAACCATACTAATAATATGTTTTATCTTGATGAACTATTGGTTCATCTAAATAATCTTCAGGATGATCAAGAAATCCCCCTTGACGAAATCGCATTACTGCTTGCGTCATAGAATCTACTAAGTCATCATGTTCCCCATAAGGGAAAGCTGCACATTCCTCTATTACCTCTTGAGCAAAGTCTTTGTGAGTGGGCGCCCATATGCAACCGCTCTCAAATAGAGGTGCAACACTGTTAACTCTTGAATGCTTATCATTTCCTTTGCTTGGTGTAAAGTTTACAACTGGTATACCCATCTTACGTAATTCATAAGTTAAAGGTAATCCAGAAGCTTTAGATTCAATTAAAACAGTTTCAGGGTTCCAATACATATATTGTTGATATGCAAGTCTACGTAATTCAGGAAACTCATATCTACCTTTATGAGCATCTAATAATATTAATTGTGGACCTGAATCTTCATTAGCATAAAAAACTCCCCATGTTGTAATAGCAGAATAGTCAGAAGTTTCTTTTTTCATAAATGCCGTATCATAAGATTGTATTACATGTTCTAAAGGTGGTATGTCTTCGTATTCCCATTTACGCCACCACTCTCGTTTTATAATTGCACCTTCTTCTGAAGTTGGATTTTGCATCCATTGTGCATTCCATTTTTGAACACTAATAGAAGCTTTAACTCCTTCTAATTCTGACAATTTCCAAAACTCTGGCCATATAGGTTTACCATTAGGAAGTATCGCAGGAAATTCTATTAATTCCCATTTATCAGATTTAACATTACTTTGAGATTGTAAAATCATTCCAGTTAAATCTTTTGTGTTCCATCGTGTCATAACCACCACAATTGCTCCACCAGGTTGAAGTCGCTGACGAGGACCTGAAGTATACCATTCATATGCACGTTCTAATGCAGGTATGCTTAAAGCATCTTGTTCAGAATGTGGATCATCAATAATTAATAAATCAGCACCTCTACCAGTAATAGCTCCACCAACACCCGCTGCAAAGTACTCGCCGCCTTGTTCTGTTTCCCATCTGCCCGCTGCTTGTGAATCTTCTCTTAGTTTTGTATTAAATACTTTTTGATATTCGGCACTATCAATTAATGTTTTAGTCTTACGACCAAATCTAACAGCCAGTTCGCCTGTGTGAGTAGTTTGAATTATTTTTAATTTAGGTCTTTGTCCTATCATCCAAGCGGGTAACAAGTAGGAAGCAAATTCCGATTTTGTATGCCTTGGCGGCATATTAACAATTAGCCTTTTAATTTTACCTTGAGCTAAATCATTAAATTTTTTTGCAATCTTTTTATGATGATAGCCTTCAATAAATTCTGGCCATACATGTTTAACAAAAGTTAAAAAATCATTATTAACTAATTGTTTCTTTTCTTTGTCATGTGCCTCAATAGCATTGATTAAAAATTCTTTTTTAATTTCTGGTGGTAATTTATTTAAATCTTCTAAACTTATTTTACTAAAATCAATTTTCATAAAAAATTTTTATAAAATTTTTTGGCATCAATGGTTAGATGTGAATTACAATTTACCACCTATGACTGTCTAAATCAAGCCGCCTTCGGCGGCTTTTTGGTACCATATTTAAAAAAAGGGGGGTCAAGCAAAAGGAATGCTAAACTAATTCGACTTTGATTCGGATTATCAGGGCAATCTATTCCGTGCGAGCCACGCATTACAATGTAGAACATAGATTGCAATACAATAACGATAGCCAAAGAATGCCTATTCAAAGCATTCTAATTCAATAAGGATTGCAAAGGTATTACCGAGCCGACGGCACGCCGCAACAGCGGCGTGCACGGCGAGGTTAACGTGCGACGCAGTCGCACCGATACCGCCAGCGCAGCTGGCACAAGAGAGCAGCGCAACAGCGCTGCTCAAGTACGGTCGTTCGTCATACTAACCAACCAATGTACTAGCGCCCGCAGGAGCTGGGGGGGGGGGGGGG